GTGCGGCGATGATGACGAGGGTGTCGTCTGTACACGGGCAAAGAAATTCTGTGAGTCCTTTTCGGCACGACTCTTCGAAACGGATCATGAGCCTGTAGTATGCGACGGCAGTTTCGGCCGCTGGATCGCATGCAGGCTCTGGGAGATCCCAGGGAAACAAAGATACAAGAGCATTTTCGGCCCCCCGCGCAACGCGTGTGAGCTGGCTGAATCTCTTGCCAAGGCAAAGGGCTGCCTTGGTCATGCCTCTGACTGGATGGTCAATGGCGCGAAACGTGCCCATCAAAAGAAGGTGACGGAGTCTGTTCCCGACTCGGAGTTCACCTTCCTAGCGCGAGATGCTGTTCAGCCTCTGATAGACGACATCGTCGCGCAAATTTCGTGGGAAGGGGCTCGCGTAGAGACTCCCGCGAAATCGACCGGCTCTACACAGTCGAAACGAAAAGTAGGGGGCAAAGGAGGCGGCCTCTACCGCTGGTGGCACGGGGTCAAGGAGGAAAATCCCATGGATGTCCCTGACAGGTGGGCAGAGCGTTTGGACGAGAGTCCCACGGAGCTCCCCATCCATCGCACTGGGGGCAAGGTGGGCCATTCCCGTTTCAGTCATCTGACAGACGAGCATCGGCCCGATGAGACTTGTCTCTGGGAGGAACCCGTCATCACCACGACGGACCGGTGGACCTCTGACGGAACTGTTGATGTCGAGGTTGACGTTGACTACCCTCAGAGCAAAGAACAGTGGCACCAGTTCGTCCTTTCTCAGGCTCGGCAAGACATAGCCCCTGGTCTCAGCCGTAAGGTCCAGGTCACAGCCATCATTGAGGCAGGGGGCATGGTCCGAATAGCCACTGCCGGCTCCATGGCGGGCGCCACTTTCTGTACGATGTGGCAGGAACGGATTCTTGCAGTGCTCAAGACGTTCCCTTGTTTCCCCTCCATGAGCAAGACCATCACTGCCGACCTCATCAACCAGGTCATGGGTAAGGCCCGCGTGCTCGCCGCGTCTTTGGATTTCACGGCGGCCACGGACCTCCTCAATCCTGGGTTGACGAATTGGATTCTCCGTCAGCTTGTCGCAGGTCTCCGAGGGGCCGAAGTTGTCATGGATGACAACGCAGACAAGGAGATCCATTACGGCAGCATGCCCAAGGAGTATCCCACCCCGCAGATGAACGGAGTGACC